GAGTTCAAACGCCGGCGCGACCTGACGCGGCACTCCGGCGCTCGCTGCCGTCGTGTTCCGTAGCTGCAGCCCACTCGTGCTGGGAAGCGTCCCACCCAGGCTGTCCATTTGTGACCGGAGTGTGTCGTTCGACGCGAGAACATCCGCCTCGGCCCTGAACAGGCTGACATCCACCGTGCCCGAACCGTTGTCCCACCCCAGCTTCGCGTTGGAGCAGAGCGTCAGCTTCTCGCCGGGGCTCGGGACCCCGACACCGATCTTGTCGGCGCCTGCGTCCAGCACCAGCAACGTCGGATCGCCGTCTCCCTCGAAGCGGAGATCGCGATCCGCTCCGGCGTCGTTCCAGACCCCAACACCTTCCGCGACCGCGAGAGCCTCCGCTCCGGTGGGGTCGCGCAGCGAGGAAAGCCATGACCAAGCCGCGACCGACGCTCCGGCGCGCAGCACCTGTCCCTCAGTGCCGTTCTCCAGCTTCGCGGGCCCGACCACGCCGTCCGCGATGGCGCTTCCCGTGCTCACCGCGCCCGTGCCCAGCACATGAACGTGGTCGGCCCGCGACGGGGTCGTGGCGCTGCCTGCCGAAGACGAAGTCCCCACCGGCTGTGGCGAGCTCGAGGACAGCGACGGAGTCCCGTGCGTGTGGTCGCCGCGCGCGTAGTTGGTGCTCGAGCCCGCCGACGGCGACTGCCCATACGCCGTCTCCGCTTGCACGCTTGACGACGGCGTTCCCCCCGTCGATGCCGCGACCGTGAACGTCGAGCCAACCTGCGTGATCGTCACGTTCGAGCCGGCCGCCAGGGCCACGTCGCCGAACGCTTGCTGACCTCCGCTCTTCGCGACCGAATGAACCCCCTGGTGGACGTGGTCGGCGCGCGCGACGTACGGGCTCTCGCCCGGTGTCGCGTAGTCCGACACGAACATCGGGTCCATCGTGTCCAGGAACGCCTCGTGACCATGGTCGGCCCGGGCCAGGCTGTCAGACTCCCCCTCCAGCCCGACTGTGCCACCCACCAGGCCCGCCGCGTCGGTCTTGATGCCGTGCGTGTGGTCATCGGGCGACGGCTCGTCCCCTGTGCCGGCCTCCCCGCTCGAGCCGGCCGTCAGTTGCGCCGGCGCCTCCGTCGACAGCGGAGGTGTGCCATGGGTGTGATCGCCACGCGAGAACTCCGATGACGTGCCCGCTGCCGGCGATTCGCCATACGTCGTCTCTGCTGTGATCGTGTCCGACGGCACGCCGGGGTCGCCACCAGTGCCAACGTCGTTCCAGGCCGTGCCGTCGTTCGAGTACTGCCACTTGTCCGTCGTGTCGTTGTACCGCAGGCCTGGCTGCGGCGACGCGCCCACACTGGCGTACACCGTACGGTTGCCGCTCGTGCCGTCCCCGATGGTGAAGCTGCTCGACTTCGTGCCCGTGATCGACTTCGAGGTGAGCCCGTCGTGCGTGTGCCCGGACGTCGTGTTGAACGCCACTCGCAGCTCCGACACCGGCCTGTCCTGGATCCCCGACCCCGCCACCAGGTTAGGTAGGAACGCGAGCTTCGGCTTCAGCGGCGGATCGTTGTTCACACTCGTGACGCCCGATCCGTCGGTGACCGCCCATGCCAACAGGATCGACGGCTGCGCTGTTGGAGGGTCGGACCCGGTCGTCGTGTAGAACCCGCCGTCCTGCAACAGGTACACCTTGTTCGTGGCGTTCGGTGCCACAGCTACGCCGGTGGTTACCAGCAGCTCCACCACCACTTGCCCCACGAGCGCTCGTCCCGTCCCCACGTCGACCGATAGCCCGGTGCCCGCGCTGACCCCGAGGCCGGACACGACGCCGTCCCCGATGATCTCCCGGAGCCCGCCCTCGAGCCGGTCCTCGATTCCCTGCATCTGCTCCTCGGACCAGTCCAGATTCGCGTTCAGTTTCTCGCGCACCGTCGGCGCTGTGTCGCCGCTGGCGAACTGACTGCCCGAGGGGATGTCGCGTGTGCTTCCCACGTTGTCTACCCTCCTCCATTGCGTCGAGGACGCGAGCCGTCACTCCCAGGTCGCCCCGCCGTCCCTGGACATCACCTGCACGGTGTCGCCCTGCCCGTTGTGGTAGCAGACCACCAGCGTTGAGTCAGGAAGCGCGATGATGCCCGCCGTCGCCTCGCCGACGTCGCCCGACGCGATCGTCCTAGTGTGGTCGAGGTCCAGGCTCACCCCGTCCACCGTCACCCGACCGCTTGTGAGCAGAAGGGCGTCCTCGCACACGGTGACCAACAGGAACGACCCGCGCTCGGCAAGAGCGCACAGCGCGGGGTGTCTATGCCCGTCGAGCGTCATTGCCGAGCCCCCTTGGAGCGTGTGAACCAGCGACTTCCGCGTGAGAGCCACACCCGCGTCCGTCTGCGCCGCGAACAGCCTGCTCCCGTCGCCCAGTGCGGCCACGGTGGGGTACACCCCCGGTAACGCCAGCTCGGCCCCGTACCCGAGGCCTCCGAATGCCAGCGCCGCGAAGGTCTTGTCCTCCCACTCCTGCCACCAGCGAGATGAGACCCGGGCCACGCTGTTCCGATCTCGGGCCAGCCAGCTCCCAGCCTGCACGAGCCTCTCGATTGAGAAGTTGTCCAGTCGGATGTCCGCCGACGCCGCATGTGAGATGTCGACGGCCACTCCCTGCACGTTGAGCGGCTCGCCCACCGACTCGGTCAGCACCTCGCGATCGTCCCACACGAGGCGCAGCACGCCGTCCTCATGGACGGCCTCGCAGTGGTGAGGCGCCCCCCGAGGGTCCTCGTCCAGGGTCGACACCAGTGCCCAAGTCCCCGCCTCGATAACCCATGGAACGTCGCCCGACTGCCGCACGATCCGGAAGCGCACCCCCGTGCCGCTTAGCATCACGCGTATCCACGCATCGTCGTGCCCCTCCGCCACCTCCAGCTCGAGCACGTCGATGTCAAAGCACCAGCGGCCGCAGCGGCCGGTCACGTAGTCCTTGTAGGCGTCCGCGGGCGAGCCGACCATCATCCAGTGGCTGCCCAGGTGCTCGACACACATCACGCCGGCCGCGAAGGTCCAGTTGAACTCGTATGAGCCCACAGGCACATCCTCGAAATCGTCCGACCACAGCGGGTGGTACGGCCTCAACGCGCCACCTCCAGCCTCGGCGCTAGCCGAGCACCACCGACGGGTCGTCCAGCCCGTCCTTGCCGACCATGAAGTAACGCAGCGTGCCGTCCTCACCGCCCTTGCCGGTAAGGTGCACTCCGCCCGTAAGGCCCTGCGACGTAGCCGACAGGATGCTGTCCTCCCCCCAACGCCACTGCGCGGTCGTCACCCGCTGAACCGCGACCGTCGCATCAGCCGCCCCGCGCGCAAGCTGTTCCAGCGCCCTTCCAAGAGCCCCCTCGCGGTTCACGAGTTCGCCTCCTCTCTGCCGGACTCGCCGCCTAGGGAGAACCGGTTGTCCTGAGCCGGCGGCCGTTCTGTGGCCGCCGTGACGAAGGACGAGCGGTCGCTCCCAACCCGGCCTGCCCGTCACACCGGCTCGACGCTGTAGACCGTCCTGGAGAGCCGCGGCACCAGGACGGTGTCCATCGCGCGCACCATCACCGTCATGCCTTCGAGGTCCACCGCGTCCCCCGGGAACACTGTCGGCACAAAGGGCGCCTCGAACGCGATGCGACGGCGGAAGCGCGTGGCTTCGTCCGCCAGTGTCCTGCACACCCAGTTGGCCGCCTCCTGTGTGCTCAGCGCGCTGTCCACCCAGATGAGGAGCCGCCTCTCGCCCACGTACCGCTCACACTCAGGGTCGTTCTGGCTCGAGTAGTCGATGTAATACGCGGTCAGGGCCTCGCCGTTTGGCCCCCGCCCGATCACGTAGATCTCGTTCGCGAAGCCGGACTCGTCGATCTCATCCGCGGCCCGGTACGCGGGGTACGCCTGCCCGGTGGGGTCGGTCGCGCAGCTGAATGCCGCGACCACCACCGGGTCGTCGGGAGGCGGCTCGTAGTGGAATCTCCCGTGTCGGTCGAAGTACATGTCCCAGCCTGAGAACGATCGGCGGATGTACTCCACGAACTCCGCCACCGTTTGCCCGTTCCGTGGCTGGTACAGCGGACCCCGATCATCAGTGCCGACGGGCAGCTTGTACTCGTCCACCTCGATGATGAGGTCGCCCTCGCTGACCCCGGCGCCCGTCACCAGCTCCTTGACCACCTCGCTATGGCTGCGCCCGTCGTACGCCGTGGCGTTGGACAGGCGCGCGTTGCGGAGCTTCTTGTACAGGTCCTCCGCGCCGAGCCGCCACTCCGCCGCCTTGCCAGGCACGACCGCCGACCCGCCCGAAAGTCCGGTGAACCTCCGCTCCCCGTCGATGGACAACTCCACACGCATGTTGCAGCGGTTCAGCTTGTCCCCGAACACGCCGGCGCTGTTGTCGAGGACCGCGCTCAGCCGCGCGCTGGCGTCCTCGAGTGCCGCGCTTTCCCTCAGCTCCATCGTGTACGCCGACGCGTCTACCGCGGCGGGTGACCTGACCCGGCTGTTCGCCGGGAACTGCACCCTTGCGTCGTAGACGTACCCGGGCTCGCCCTCGGTGCTCTCGACATCGACGCGGTATGCGAACTGGTCCGCCGGCACCTCGAGCGGCAGCCCTCGCGGCTCATTCAGGAGTGTCAGCCGCCCCGACACTCCAGGCTTGGGTTCGAGCTTCATCTCGCTCACGGGCTCGCCTGTCGCCACGTACGGCAGCTTCAGCAAGGGGCTCTCCAGTGTCCCCGATGACGCGAACGTCGGTGTCGACAGGTTGAACGCGAATGCCCCACCCGACTGCGCGACTCTGATCGGTGCCGCGCAGGTGCAGTAAGTGTAGGTGACCTTGTTCTCGTCCTCGGTGTCCTGCTCCACCCGCAGCAGGTCGGGCTCGACGTACACGAACCCCTTGCCGCTTGCCCCTAGCACGGCGATCCGGTCGCTCTTCACGGGCAGCACGACCACCCGGTGCCACTCGTTGTAGAACCGCGCGCCCGTGTCAAGCACCGCGCCGCGGGCGACTGGGTCGCAGAGCCCCGGGCTGTAGTACAGGTACGGCGGCTCCTGCCCATCCTTCCAGTTCGCGTCCCGCGCGCGGTACAGCGTGCCCGTCCCATCCGCCGTGAGCGCCAGTCCGTAGCGCCTGCCGAACCACAGCGTCACGCCGGCCACACCGATGAACGTGGGCGGCGGCTCGTACAGGTAGAAGTGCAGCACAAACCCCTGGTCGCGCGCGTACTCCTTGTAGCTCTGCACCCACGGATCGCTTGCCGGATAGACCTCGCCCTGCAGGATCGACTGCTTGTGCCCCAGCGGTCCGACCGTCACCTCGGTCCACGTTCCCCAGTTCGTCTGGTAGTCAGCCACGAGGCAATCAGCGGGATCGTACTTGGGCTCGAGCATGACGGTCTCAGACACGGGCTCGTAGACCATCTGCGTGGCCACCACCTGGTCCCAGTAGCTCCTGCACAGATGGACGAGCGAGAACCCGGCCTCATCTAGGACTGTGTCGGGCTGATCGATGATGAGCGAGATGTTCACAGCCGTCCCCCTCCAGCCTCCCGTAGGGGCGAACGGCAGTTCGCCCGATGGCGATTCGCCCGCCCTCACCGCGACTTCCTGAACACCACAATCCTGTTCGTGTTGGTGCCCTTGCGGTTGTTGCGGACTCCCCAGCAGTTCGCTGTCTTTGTGAACTGCTGGTCGTTGACGACGACGCCGTGGCATTCGAGCCCCACCCGCGGCCCAAGCGGCGCAACCACCTCATCGAGCAGCAGCCTGCCGCCCCTCACCTCTCCGACCTCGAAGGCCACCCAGCCCCCGGGCCGGACCACCCGCGCAAGCTCGGACAGCGCGCCCTCCATCGCCCGGGCCCATTCGTCCACCGACTTGGGAGTCGTAATCCGACCGGCCACATCGCCCGCGTCGATGCCGTTGAACCAGCACCGCAGCCAGTTGTCCGACGCGTACTGGACGATGTCCAGGAACGGCGGAGAGGTGACCACGAGATCGACGCAGCCGTCCTCGAGCGGCGAGCGACCCGCCGCATCGACCTGGAAGAGCCGTGCGCTCCCGCCTGCCGTCTCCAGGCGCTCTCGATCGAGTCCCGTTACGCCTCGCAGGAGGGCCGCCGACTTGCGCGCTGTGATCGCCGTGACGTCGCGGTCCGGGGGCGCTTGCCCCCGTCGCTCGTTGATCTTGCGTTGCGACTCGGCGCTCACCGCCTGGTTCGGCGGCATGGTGTACACCGAGAAGAAGCCCGCGGAGTGCCCCGTCAGCCGGTTCGTCGCCACCATCCGAATCCACCGGTCGACGGAGTCCTCCGCCCCGTTGCCCGCTCGCTCCAGGAGGTAGGCACGGAGGCCCATCACCTGGGCCTCCGTGGCCGGGCTGTAGAACATCGACAGATCGATGTCAGCCTTCCCCTGCGGCACCGGCGGGATCTCCGCCAACCGCTCCTCCACCGCTCTCTGTGTGGGGGGATCCAGACGCGGACGGAGCAGCAGCTCGCTAAGCGGGTTCACGTCGTTGCCCGCGACCCGCCTCCCGAGCAGCGCCGCCTCGAGCAGTGCCGTCCCGCGTCCCATGAACGGATCGTACACAAGCGCTCCCGACTCCGTCAGACGCTCCATGAAGAACCGCGGGAGCTCGGCCTTGAAGCAAGCGCGGTACGAGATCTCGTGTAGCGAATGCCCGCCGCGCTGCCCCGATGTCCAGTACTCGTTCACATACCGCGGCACCCGGCAGCCGCCCGAGTCGAACCACTCGACCCGCGTGCGCCGGGGCTCGTCGAACAGCCCGGTGCCGCCCGCCCATGTGAACTCAGCTAGGTAACGCCCCACATTCACTCGTGCATCACCGCTGACTGATGTCCGAAGCCGCTCGCACAGCCGCGCACGCGGATATGACATCTTCGAGCGTGGCCGAGACTTCCCTCGGCAGCCGCCCGAGCCGCTCCACGCAGAACGCGGTCAGCCGGCCGGCGAGGTGCGCGGCTCCGGCGTGCAGCAAGGGTCCGGCGAGGCCGCCTCATCGACCGCCTCCCCGGACAACCGCATCGAGAGCCTCACGATCCGGTCGATCACGCCCACGCTGCGTTCGCGAAGCCAGTCGTAGTGCTCCTCGCGCTTGAAGATAGGCTTGGCATCCGGTGCGCCCGAGTCCTTCACGCACTCGACCACCCGGCAGATGGAGTACCGCTCCGGGTCGAAGCCGAGCGTCCCGTCCGGCCCTTGGCGTTGCGCCTCGCGGTGCAGCGCCATGAACTGCCGGAACGTCAGGCCCCAGACCCATGCGCTCTTTCCGCCCCAGATCTCCAGCGGCTGACGCCGAACATCATCCACCGCCTGCAGATCGGCAACCGACATTAGGTTCTCCATCGGAACCCCCTGTAGGGGCGCATGGGAATGCGCCCTCTCTTCTGCGCTTCATGCGCCCTACGGCGCCGTGGGCGCACCCGTCCCCTGGATCACGATGGTCTCGGTGATCGCCTGGTTCGGCACGGTCATCGAGCCCTCCGATACCCAGCCGGTGCCCTCGAAGAGCACGGCGTTGTCGCCATCCTTCACCTGCACCGACACGGGGTTGGCGGCTCCCGGTGTTGCGGCCAGGAGCGAGAGGAACGCCTCTGTCGCGTAGTACTTCTCAGCCCTGACTTCCCAATGCCCCACCCCGGGGATCTGCACCGCCCAGTCGTCTCCCAGGGCCGTCACATCGATGATGTCCGCGGTCATCCGCACCTCGACGTTGTACAGGTCGGCGCCCTGATACGCGCCGATCTGGATCGTTGCATGCTTGCCTGACTTCCTTGCCAACGCATCTCACCCCCGTGGTTGGCCGCGCTCAACCTACCCGTCGGCCGACTCCGCGATCGCCCGGCTCGCCAGGTACGGCCGCGGGCCGCCCCTCACACCCTCGACGTAAGGCGCGAGCAGCGCGCTCGCGCGCGCTCGGTATCTGTCGATGATCCTCGGCAGCGCCTCGCGGTCCACGAACTCGGTCGGCAATGCCTCGGCGTCCCAGGTCGCCATGATGTTCAGGATCGTCTGGAAGGCCTTGGCCGTCGCGAGGTAGACCTCCGCCGTCGTCAGGACCGCCAGCACCGTCTCGTTCTCGGTGCCGTAAGCCTCCTCGCCCACCAGGTCCACCACTTCAGCCGACGCCTCGTCGATCCGAGCCGCGAGCAGCTCGTCCAGGTCGGCATCCTCGGCCAGGTTGAACTGCTCGCGGTAGAAGCTGCCCTCGGCCTTCACGGCCGCTGCTGTCGCGTGTGCCACCGCCCACCCTCCCCTCGCCTCGGAACCGACCCCTTGGGCCGTCTAGGTGTGCGTCACGTCGATGGCCTGGCTCGCGTTCACGTCGAGCTTGCAGAAGCCGGTCCACTTGCTGACCGCTGTGCTCTCGACCTGGCGATTGATGAGCCTGTCCACCTCGGTGATCACGCCGTACTCGGTCACCTGCTCCAGCGCGAACCGTTCGTCGACGGCGAGAACGTAGTCGGTCGGCAGCACCGCCGCCGAGCCCCAGCGGATGAGCTTCGCCCCGACCGGGCTCACAAGCTCGCCCGTCGCCTGGAAGTTGAAGCCGGCGAGCGGGTTCTGGAACTCAGTCAGGTTCAGGACCGTGCGCAGCATCGTGTCGCCCGTGACGATCCTCCGGCACTTGTACCCGCCCGGAAAGGCGAGCCACAGCCGGACCATCTCGTCGTAGTCAAGCGTCCCGCTCACCTCGCTGGCCGTTACCGACAGCGCGTTGCTGTTCCCGTCGCCGCTGATCAGCGTCTGGATCGCCCAGTCAGACTCGTCGATCGCGATCTGGGTGCCGATCCGCTGCAACCACACCGACACGACGTTGGCCCTCTGCAGCCGCAGCGCCTCGTACGTCGCGTTGAGCAGCCGCCCGAACTTCCTGAGCTTGATGGAGTGGTCGCTCAGCTTCATCGTCACCGTCGGCAGCTCGGCACCCTCCGCGATCTCGTGGAGCTGCCGGTCCGCCCCAGTCTCGGTCATGAACGCGCTGTCGTAGGTGTGCGAGTCGACGAACGTCTCGGTCGCCACGATCTCGGGCAATAGCGACTCGGCGAGCATCCCCGCCCTCACCTGGGTCTCGACGTAGTGCGGGAACAGCACCGCCGACGAGGTCGACGCGAAGAACTTGCCGATCACGTCGGCCTTCGGCCCGCTGACCTTGATGTCGTGCGCCACGAGCTGCCGGGTGAACGCGCCCGCCTCCTTCAGGGCGCCGCCGTACTCCTCGGCCGGGTCCGACTCTTCGAGCAACTGCTCGAACGAAAGGCCCTTGAGTCGCGCCTCCTGGTACATCTCCTTCTCGAGCTCGAGCTTCTTCACGCTCTGCAACCTCGTTACCCCCTCCGCTCCTTGAGGGCACTCCGGCCCGGAGCCGCGGGCTTTGGCCCGCGTTCTCACACGCGATGCCCTCTACGCGAACAACGCGTCGACCGTGCCCGACTCGATGTCCTTGGCGACGATCAGACCCGCTCCACCGGACGCGACCCCCTTGACGGTCGTCGCCGCCGACGCCTGGATCTGCTGGCCGAGCGACGGCGTGCCCGTGTACGGGAGCCGCGCGATAGCGCCCTTGGTGAACACCTCGACCGACAGCGTCCTCCCGTCCGGCGACACTTGCCGAACGATCCCCAGCGGGACGTTGCTATCGGCGCACTCCGCGACGTTGTAGTTGGCCGCGGTCGACTGCTTCACCAGATCGCCCACCGCGGAGTCGGTCCACGTGGACACCGGTGCGAATGTTGCTACGACGCCCGGGATCGGGCCGCCGCTGATCGTGCGAGTAGCCATGAATCTGTCTCCTTATCTCCCTCTCCCCTCGGGAGAGGGCTGGGGGTGAGGGCGCTCAGTGCCCGGAGGTGAGGGCCTCACGTGGCCGGGGCAGCGGCCCTAACACACGTACGCCCTCAGATCCGGCTCCTTGCTCGCGGCTTGGCGGCCGCGAGGGTACGCAAGGCTCACAGGCTCCGCATCGCGCCTGACTCTCTCACACGCCTCGCGGAGCTCGCCGGCGCTCATCCGGTCGAGCATCGGCTCCAGCACACGCCACACGAGCCCGTCCCCGGACAGCGCGCACAGGGCGCGAAGCTCAGCCTTGAGCTCCCCCTGCGCGCGCTGTCCCTCGGCCGCTTCCACCCGCGCCGCCGCAAGCTCGGCCTCGCTTCTGCGGAGGTCCTCCGTGAGGGCGCCGATCCGATCCACGAGCCGGTCCACCTCGAGCGACAGCCAGTCCTGGGACACGGCCGCCTCGGCGCTGACCATCTTGACGACCATCGCGCCGTACTGACTGCCGAGGTACACCAGCGACCCCTCGAGCGCCTCGGCCTCACCGGCCCAGGTCGCCGTCGCCGTCACCCCGTTGTAGGCGAGCCCCAGTGCATGTGGGCAGGCCTCGCGGAGCTTATTGCGGCCGCAGAGGTCGCACAGCAGCTTGTCGCAACGGAACCCGATCGACGTGTAGCGGATGACCCCGCCGTCCATGAGCGTTCGGATGTGCTCGTTGCCCTCTGTCTTTATCATGTAGAAGCCGGCCTGCAGCGCGGACGCCGCGCCCGTTCGCGGGACCACCTCGGCCCTGTAGAACAACCCCTCCGGTGTCGAGTCATGCCGGTGGCCCACCAGCAGCGACTTCCCGACGATGGTCCGCGCGAACTGCGCGAGCACCTCGTCCGAGAACCGCTCGTGGTCCCTGTCGTACTCACCCGTGCACAGGACCACCGACCTCAGGTACACCTCATCCTGCTCGACCGGCCGCCCGGCCAGCTCCTGCACCAGCCGCAGGTCCTCCTCACCGGGCGCCTGCGCTTGATCCCCTCCCTCCAGCATCTTCCACCGTGTCTGGCCCATCTCGCCCTCCTCTCGACCGCCGTGCCCGGGCCTACCCCGTCTCCTCATCCGCTCCCGGAACCGTCGACGGCATCAGGTTTCGTGGATCCGTGCGGGCCTCCGGGAACAGCTCGTCACGCGCCCGCTCGCTCGTGATCCAGCCGCGGTCCACGGCCGCGGCGAGCGTGTCGGACTCCACCTTGCGCGCGAGCGCCCGGCGGTGCGCCGCTTCGGCCATCTCGCGCAGGTCTTGCAGCGTCACCTCGGACCATCGCAGCCTGTACAGTCCGGCTCTCCCCGTGAGGGCGAGGTAGAGGTCGACGATCTTCTCCACCATCGGCTCGAGCTCACGGCGGAAGTCCTTCACCTCGCTGATGAGCATGTCGGCTTGCTGTACCGACATCGTCTCTCGCGACGCCCACGACAGGCCCAGCATGAAGGGCGGCAGCCCTGTCCTCGCGACGATCTGCTCGGTCAGCGCCCGGTAGGTCTCCCGGAACTCGAGCTGCGCCCCGTCCGCGCCGAGCACGCTCACGCGCACATCGCCAGCGGCGAAGAAGTCGCTCACCAGGCCGCTGTCGTGGCGCGTTTGCATCGCCTGGGTGAACCCGGTCTCGATCTCGCTCATGACCTGCCGCGTCTTCGTGCCGTCCGGATCGACGAACCCCTCGGGCGGCTGCCAGTTGACCTGGTACGCCGGCGCGCCCATCCGCTCCCACGTCTGTTGGAGAGCGCGCTCCATAGTCAGGATGATGTGAGCCACGAAGGGCAGACTCCGCAGGAGACTCGTCCCGTAGAGCGACTCACCCTCGGGCGCGTTCACGGAGAACAGCGCCAGCGAGTCGGGGATCCGCGTCGGCTCGCGCATGCCGGGCGCCTGGTAGCCAATCCCTCGCTTCAGTGGGGGATCGTCGTCCAGAATGTGCACGTACCGGCTGTCGAAGTTGACGAGCGCCTTGACACCGCGCCGGCCGCCGTCCGGCACGATCTCACCGGCCGAGAACCCGTACTGCAGCATCTGCCCCACGTGGTTCACGAGGAACGAGTCAAAGCCGCGCTCCAGCCCGTTCACGGGCACGTGCCGCAGGAACCGCTCGATCTCCCCCGCCAGGTCCGGCGGCGCTTCTACCCGCACGTATCCCACCAGCCGCGTGAGCTTGTGTATGGCGACATCGACCAGCGGTAACAGCACCCGAAGCTCGCGGTACAGCTCCAGGTCCACCGGACGGTCGCGCCGTGACCCGCCGACTCCGTAACGCGCCAGCGGTGACGGCAACACGGCCCGCGCGGTCTTGTGTGCCTCGGGCGACCGTCGCGGCCCGTCTCGTCCCGCCCGCCGGATGTCGTAGCCGAAGATCCGCATCCTCCCGCGTCCTTTCACGGACGTACAAAGCTCAACGCCCGCCGGCATCGCCGACGGGCGCCGTTCCCTCCCCCCTTGGGGGAGGGCTAGGGAGAGGGTAGCTCGCGGAGGCAATGGGCTTCAGCCCATTGACCCCCGAGCTCGGCGGGCAGAAGACCGCAATGGGCCTAAGCCCATTGTCTGGCCTGGTGCCTACATCCTCGCTCTCCCCGCCTGCACCATCACCACAGGCACTCTGTTGAGCCGGTCCATCGCCATGAAGGCGAACGTCAGCGCGTGCGCGTAATGGTCCGGCCCGGTCCTGATGTATCGCGCCACCTGCCGCCCCGTGCGCTCATCCTCTTGCACCACCTTCGCGACCGACGTGAGGTGCCGGATGAACGTCTCCGTGTCCTTGCACAGCCGCCGCGGCAGCGCGACCTCGCCACGCTTTACACAGGCGACCATCCTGTCCATCGCTTCCGTGCGGTCGACGGTGACCGAGTCCTTGCTCGGGTCGAGGTCCGCTTCGTCGCGCTTGCCCTCCGAGTAGAAGCTCAGGGCCACGCGCCTCGGGAACGCCCTCGCAAGGTCCCGGGCCGAGTGCTTGTTCGGCTGCCCGTCGATCACGCACATCGCAATATCGTACCGCCTGATGAGTTCCGCCGCCTCGCCGAACTCGCGCAACTCCGCGATGTCGATGACCTTCCAGGTTCCTTCGCCTCGACACGCCACGACCGCGTGCAGAACGTCCCCCTGGTCCAGCCCCATCACGCAGGCCCCGTCGGGGGCCGACCGCAGCTCGTGGTCCCCCATGATCTTCAGTAGGTCGGCCCGCGTGAGCGGCATCCTGTCGCCCGCGTACGGGATGCCCAGCTTCGAGTTGTGGAACTCGGCTAGGTTCCTTGTTGTCTCGAATTCCTCCAGGATCTCCTTCGGCGTGATCGCCGACGAGAAGAGCTGCGAGAGGTGGTAGCCGCGTCGCTCCCGCGCTTCTGGCCGATGGGCGACCCACCGCCCCTTGCTCGGGTCCAGCGGCCCCCTCCCACACTCGGGGCACACAAGCTCCACCCGACCGTCGGCCCGGCTGGCTAGGCACTCGGGGAACGCGTGCTCCAGCACGACGCCGTCGGCGCAGCCGCACTCGACGTGCCAATGCCTCTGGTCCGAGCGCTGGAACTCGACATCGATCCCATAGTCAGGCAGCGTCGGCGTGCTGAGCTCGAGTGTCCACTTCAGCTCACTGTGCGACAGCCGCTCGCGCGCCTGCGACTTCACCTCTGCCGGACTCTCGTCCAGTTCGTCGAAGATGAGCATATCCGCCGGCACGCTCTTCATCCGGATGCCGCTCTGCATCCCGCGGAAGTAGAGCATCGACTCCCCGATCTCGCGCTGCCCGACGTTCTCCACCTCGCGCGCCGTCTTGACGGGCAGCACGCCCGCGGCGCGCAGGTCCTCGACTGCGGGCGCGACTCGGTGCCGCGAGAAGTCCCTCACATCCTGGTCCGTCGGGAAGAACACGATCACGCACGTGCCGGGCCGGCTTGCGCAGAGGTGAAGCGCCTTCGAGATCGCGTACTCCGACGCGCCCATCTGCGCGGCCTTCTCGATCACCGTGTAGTCATGGTGCTCCTCGTAGAGCTCCCTCAGGTACTCGTGTCCCTCGAACGAGAACGGCCTGCCCCTGATGCGCCTCACCTGCTCCGCGAAGTAGCCTAGGCACAGCCGCGCAAGGGCCTGCCTCGCCTCCTCGCGCCGGGCGAGCTCGGTGCCGAGCGTCAGCTCCGGCCAGCCCTCGTCAGGCGTCACCACTCGGCGCGAGACCGAGGGCTGCCTGGGCTGCCCTGAGCACGGCGTCCTCGGCTCTGATCGCCTCGAGGTACGCCCGCCTGAGCCTGACCCTGAGCGCCTCGTCGCGAACTTCGGAGAACAGAGACTCTCCGCTGGCTTGCAGCGCGAGCTCAAGGGATGGGTGCAGTCTCGTCGGCCGCTCCGGGGCCCGTCCGGGCGCTCCGTCCCGAGCATCCGCCCTGTCGAGGATGCAGAGGTAGCTCTCAACGGCTCTGAGTATTCCCTGCAGCATCTTTGAGGCCTCAACGTCGATCTTGCCCCCCGAAGTCGTCTCGAGCTTCTTCGCCCGGAAGTACGTTCTGAACTCGGCCCTCAGCGCGTCGGCCACCAGCTTGGGCAGCTTCGCCGCCGAGTTCAGCTCGGCAAACTTGTCCTCTTCCGCCCGGCAACCGGCGGACGTGAACTCGTCTGGGCATACGCCGCCGTAGGGACAGCGTTCGCAGTCCGCCGGCCGCGTGTCGCGGAGGCGACCCGGTCCCCGCCGCACCGGCGCCGAAGGGGCCTGGGCGAACTCCTCGTCCGAGGGGCCCACGCCCTCCTCGGCGAGCCGCGGCCGTGTCGCCGCCTGCGGCTTGCCGTCCACCGCCGTCAGCGGGCACGCCGCCTTCGCGGCCTCCTTCACAGCCGTTGCCCTGGCCGGCTTCCGCCGCACGTCCTCGCTCTTCATCGCCTACTCCTCAGCACGTCGGCCAGCCTGTTCATGATCTCCTCGATGAGCGCGTCGGCGACGGCGTTCCCGCCGTCCGCCGGGGCCTGGAACTCGACCACGTACCGGCGCATGCCAGGGCCGGCCTCTTCCCCACTCTGCACGCGAGCCAACGCGAGCGGCGTGAGGCGCTCACCTGTGCGCGCGTCGCCACCGATCACCTGTCGGACGCGCTCCTCGACGGCATCGCCGCCGCCGCGCTGTCCGTACCCCTTCGACAGCCCGGCCGCCTTGGCTAGGGCCCGGTCTGCGGACGCGTAGTCGCCGATGCTCTGCAGGAGCTGGGCCTCTTGCTGCAGCGCCTGGATCCGTGACACGAGCAGCCGGTCGACGTCCGACTCGGGCGCCGCGAGGGCCTTGAGCAGCTCCGTCCTTGCCGCGAGCTGATCGTCCCACGCCCGTACGCGCTCGAGTGCTTCCTCCCACGGCGCCTGCTGCACTTCGGCGGCCAGCAACCCGATGCCCTGGCGCAGCTCAGCCACAGCGCGCAGCGCCCGGTACGCCGTCTCCTCGAGCCCCAGGTTCGCCGCCGTCTGCGCGATCCGCGCCTGCACGTCGGCCTGGCGGCCCATCGCCGCGATCTGCTGCTGTAGCGTCGCCGCCCGCTCGCTGGGCACCGCGCCCGACCGCGCCTGGTACCGCGCATAGCCCTGGGCCATCATCTGCAGATGCCGCTCGCTTCGCACCTGCGCCTCGAGCTGCTGGAGCAGAAGCCGCGCCTGCTCCTCAAGCCACCGTTGCGTCTCGGGATCGGGCTGGTTCCGGCGTGGCACGTACGGTGGCGGCGTCCTGCCTCCCACGGCCACCCGTTCCGGGTAGCCCGCGAAGCCGGCCGACAGACGGTCCAGCCGATCCGCCAGCCGCTCTTGGCTCCGCGCGAGCTCCTGGATGCCGCGCCCCTCCTGGCTGAGGGCGCGCACCAACTCCGCGGCCCCGGACCACCACCCAGCGCCGCGTGTGGTCGCCGGCCGGCTCCTCAGCTCCTCTGGCATCGCCGCATCCTCCGGTAATCATACATATGTTTGCTCATCCACTCATGAAGGCACCAAGTCGGCCAAATGGGCCCGCCCTGCGCAGACCGCGTGCGGACAGTACGGCGTCGCGGCGGCAGGACCACCCGTGGCGGATGCGAATAGGGATGGCGTTCAAGCTCCCGGGGGTGTGCTCTTGCTCAGGAAGCTACTGCTGTTGCTGCCCGTCGCGGGCGTCGCTTGCTGCCACCTCTCGTGCGGCAACATCGCCGCGGCGTTCGACCCCGCCAGCATCGAGCTTGGCATTCAGGGCGAGGACCCGCCCTACGCCCTGACAACCAACACTCAGTACTTCCTCACCGTGACGGTGCGCAACGGCCTCGGCGCCGACGACACCGACAGGTTCTACCACGACGTGACCTGGGTGACGGTCCCCCCGAGCATCGCGACGGTCCGCAGCGGCGGGAGACTGGGCTGGATCCTCGAGACGACTGCCAGCCGCGGCTCATGCAGCATCACCGGCGCCCTTGGCAGCCACCCTGACATCAGGGACGCGTTCACCATCACGATCCCGTAG